GGAGAGATAAAAGTGTTTAACAGTACACCCAAAAATTGGGGTGCTGTAATTTGTGGGTTTGATACATTTTCAAAAGAAAAACTTGAGAGTTATGGCTTTTACGATGTAGAAAAACCTGCAATAAAAGACAGTCAAGAGTATGGAGAAATAAAATGGGATTCTAAAAATAAAGTATTTAAATATCCTGTTAAAAATAAAACCTTTAGTCTATCTGTATCTGAACTCAAAGCACAAAAGATTGCAAACTTAAAAAGCATCTATAAAAGCAAATTAGCTACAACTGATTGGTACTTGATAAGATCACAAGAGGGTGTTGCGACACCAAAATCAATATTAGATGCAAGAGCAGCATTAAGAACAGAATGTGCAACAAAAGAATCTGAAATAAACTCCTTAACAACAAAAGCTGCTATTGTAGATTATAAACTTCCAAGTTTTAGATAATGAGTTTAGGAAAAAGAATTATTGAATCAGGAGCAGATGGAATTACTGCAACAGACCATTTTCAGACAAAACTTTACACAGGCACATCACCATCATCCCAATCAATAACAGGCTTGGCATTTGAACCATCTTTGGTGTGGACAAAAAATAGAGATATTGGTGAACCACATATGTTATATGATTCAATCAGAGGTGTTGAGCAAACAATATACAGTAATACAGCAGACTCAC